GTGACTCTATCAGTTCCATCCGCACCTACAAAAGCAATTTGACCTAATTGGTCGTTGTCTTGTACAACAGTATCAGAGCCGATACTTGTTCCTCTTGATTTACCGAGAATTAAATATGGCCCCGAAGAACCATTGTCATTCCTAAATATACTTAATGAAGAACCGCTTGATGTTGTGCCTTCAACCTGTAGAGCTGGTTTAATTGCCGCATCAAGTAGAGCATCTGCTGTTGATAGACCTATAAGGACATTACCTGTATTAGTAATTCTGACACGCTCACCTATATTTCCAGCATTAACTGTATTAAGTGTCATATATGTATGGCGATTCGAACTTGTAGTATCCCATTGCGTTACGCCAACATCTATTGAACCAGCATCAACTGCGCTAGTTCCACTGCTATATTTAGAAAAAAGAATTTGGCTTCTAGTATTAGCAGTTGTATCAGTATCTGCATCTATTATTTTAATAAAAGGTGTTACTCCTCCATCTGCCGCATCTATTAAAACATCAAATCTTCCTTCTACTATTTCATCGTATGCATATGTATTACTACCTTTTACAGTTAAATCACCATCAATGGTCAAGTCTCCAGATATTGTACCACCTGCTGAGCCTATGTCGTGTGTTACTGCTGCTGAGTATCCTGTTATCATATCATCCTCCTATAGTAATACAAGTTTGCGATATTTGTCAGCTGATGTAGCTGTAACGCCTTTTAAATGAAGATAAACAGTTTCTCCAATTCCTTTTGGAATTTTAATAAAAGTTAATGTGTTAGCGGGGACTGTGGGGTCATTATTAGCTACGATAGTTGCAGTTGCCGTTGAATCAAATCTAATATAACATTCAATATCAAGTTCGATACAAATTTGATTATAACTACTTACATCTGTAATTGCCTCTTGGACTCCACTACTACTATCATCTACTTTAGCTCTAGCTTGCACATCCCAACCTGCAGCTGTATCTACATTGAGGGATTCGTGTGCTCTGTGTTTTTGAAGGTCTGCCATTTTATCTCCTTTAAGTTTTTATGCTTGTCTTGCGAGGCGAGATGCTCCTTATACAAGCACTTTAATTTAGTTATTTTACTGCAAAAGGTGAAGCAGGAAAAGTCATTGATATATTTCTTTTATTGCTTTCATTATCACCTACTTTTTTCCAGAATTCTCTCATACAATATTCTTTACCTTGTAAATCTCCTACAGCTTCTTTCATTTGGGCCTTTATGTAATCTACAACAGCTAAACTAAGCATCCTATTTAGATTCACATGAGAAGATTCATCTGCACTTGCATCTGCTACAGATTTAGGTATTTGATATATTGTAATACTTTCACCAAGAGATTCAGCTGTAAGTAATCCAGTAGCCATAGTTAATGTACCAGCCGCTGAATTTGTTAATTGATAATCACCGTCATTACTAGCTGAACCTATAATTCTTATTTTATCTGTTGTTCCGAAATCCCCAAAACCATTAGCCGTATCAGTTATAGTATCAGAACCTCCACCTCCATCTACAAAAGCTATTGTACTCGCTGAATACCTAGCTGAAGTATCTTCTAATGATTCAGCAATAAATGGTTCTGAAAAAGCTGTATATTCAACTCTTAGACCATTTGATATGTCTTCATTAGGATATATAAGCTGTTTACCAAAATACTCAGATGGTAATTTTACTCTATAGTCACCTACTGTATCAGTAGCTGCTGTTTCAACCCACTGCCAAAGATGAATATATCTACCTGATAAACTGTAAAGCCAATTCTTATCTGTATCAAATGACATTATTCTGGGTCCGTGTCTTCTTTAAGAACAATATCATTAGAAACACGCCTAATTTTTTTATATTTTTTATCGCTAGTATCTTTTATAGAAATAGATAACAATGAAATCATATCAGCAGGTAATATATACTCTCTTTCACCATCAATGATATTTTGTTTATCTATCTTTACATTCTCAGGATACTGAGACCTTATAAGTTGAACAGCATCTTTTATCCATGCTTTTGCAAGTCCAGTCTCTTTAAGACCTGTTCTTTCCATTATTTCTTGTATTGTCACGCTCTTTGCCTTCTTTGTTGGCCCTGCGATTGTAACGCAGCTTCATAATTTTTATCTGGTAAGAAACCAGCTCCATAAGAAACTTGTAGTTGTTGTAAGCTAACTTGTAGAGCTCTTACCAATTCTTCATCTTCCTCTTCTATTGTATAAAATGCCAATTTAGCCTCTAATGATTTAATAGCTGCATATGTAACTACTAAATATACTTTACTTATTGGAAAATATAATATATCATCGTGACTATAAACTAATGGGTTTCCACTTCCATTTACTGCATCTTTATTTACATAATAAACTTTAAATGCATCTGGGTCAGAACCAGGAGCAGGAAAAACACTAATTTTATTAGTATCAGCTACCATATAAGCTGGATTGTATTTAGATGCATAATGTAAACTATCTGCGTCAGTAACATTTGATTGAAGACCAATTGGTATTTCTCTACATTCTCTCCAATCATTATCAGTACCAGCCTCTCTAACAACTGAAACAATTTTAGAACCATTAACACTTAAAGAATCATTAGATGTTGTCTCAGCAGTTACTCTTGTAAACATATGAGCATCTTGAGGTCTAATTGCAAGATGTTTTGAAGTTACATCCATAACACCATCTTTCAAAAATTGACTTAATTCATCTTGAGTAGGTGTACTACTACTATCAATAGCGATAGATGTTAATGCTTCTACTTGTTGTTCAAATGTTGCCATATTGCTCTTTTATAAGGTTATGCCACTCCTCAATATTATGAAAGGAAGCTAAAAAATATCAAGGAGTAGCAATCACCTTATTTTATCTATTTAGATTATGTAGTACCTGATGTTATTCCTTCAGCTACATGACATGCACCTGAAAAATACCAACTTGTACCATCGCTAATTACTCTTACCCAATCTCCAACGATTGATTGCCCGCCAACAAATGTAATAACATCTGCATTAGCATCATATTGACCAGCATCGTCAGCAGTTGCACAAGTAACCATTCCAATCATTATATCAGCTCCACCATTTGTTACAATAGTGTAGTTAGCCCCAGAAGGAGCCGCTTTTACAATGAAAGTATAATTAAGTCCAGCTGCTGGAGCAGGTAATGTAGAAGCAAATTCAGTTGCTGAATTTAGAAAAAAAGTCTTTCCAGATTCAGCAGCTGTAATCACATTTGCCTCTGTAACATCTTCAACTCCACTAGAGGGGTTACAAGCAATATCAATTTCAGCAGAAGTTGAATTGCCTGCACCTATGTCTTTAAGGATTTGAGCTTGAGAATCGGTAATCTCGCTATTAGGATTATTAGCAACCCAGTATTTAGCCATAGTTTACCTCCTTATGATGTTACAGGTACACAGCTCAAGAAAACCATCCTGCACTTGATTGGAGATGTAGAACCATTACTTGTAATGGTAATAACTACATCTTCAGCAGTTGCTTCATAAGATGGAGCGTCTAAACCATAAAGGCCATTAGCCGATACAGCTTCTTGATATATTGTCAAATGATTAGTGTGACCAAAGTCTAAATCGACAGTAGCTCCACCACTAATACCACTTACTTCAATATATCCACCCCATACTTGAGCATTCCCATTTCCAGAACCAGGCATAGCGTCTGTGCAAGTAATATCTGTTGTACTTTCAGCGTCGATAACTTTCTCAATAGCTGTAAGCTGAAGAGATGCACTACCGCCTGCTTTACCAGCAACAAACATTTTTGCAAGGTCATGAAGTACTTCATCATGTTTATTTAGTCCGTACATTGGATTAGCCATTATTCATACCTCCTTAAGACCAGTAAGCGTGGGCTTCTGGCATTTGCCATTCCATCCCAGCTTCTGTTTGAATTAAATCAACCCTTCGGTCAATACCACTATTCTCAAGAGTCTGAACTCCAACATAGACAGCTGTATCACGATTCAATCCGTTACCAACAAGAGGCCTGTATTTACAATGCTTCATGTTAACAGCAAGAATCTTAATAGGATGTCCGTCTAAGTGTACGTTACGAGCTACATTCATATCACCATAAGGTGTAGAAATAACACTAATATCAACACCAAATACCTTCTTTTTACCTGTCAACGACATTTCAGCTCTTAAGTTAGGAGATACTTCAAGATTATTAGTGAAATATCCACTTAGCTTATGTAGCCAATTATATGTTGCGGTATCACAGAAGAATAATGATGCATTAGCATTATTATACCTTGGGTCAAGGAAGTTACTCATATCATCTAAGAAATCATCTTGAGTCTTACTTGAGTGTGTCAAGCTGAATACATTACCATAACTTGAGATGAAATCAACAGCACCTTGAGTATACCATTCACTACCAGAATCATATTGAGTTCCAAAAAGGATACTTTGTTCAATATCCCATTTGTGTTCTATCAGCTTTTCTTTCCAAACACGGGCCCATTCATTAGATTCATACTTTAGAACGGTAGCACGAGTTGTGTTATCCATTGCCATAGCAGTCTTCCAAATTTGAGTACGACCATATCCGGTTGAGAAAGGTTGGTCCATCCAAGTTTCTGGATAACCAGAGCCTTGAGAATGAGCACTACCTACAACATAACATCTCTTTGGCTCTAATGTACTTGATATACTATCAGAAGCGATAGATACGTTATTTAGTGATGCTGAAGCAGATGAATAAGAACAAAAATCGTAAGCTGTTGAGTCAGCACTAGCTGGAGCTCTAACAACTTTAACTTTAATATTCTTATATGCACTTGTTCCAACAGTATCACCTACTTGTAGAACTTTAACAACACAATACTCTGTTTGTGTCCCTGGAACACCATCTGCTCCAAGATTTAATTTGACAAGTTGGTCAGGAAGAAAGAACTGAGGCATAGTATTACTATCCCCAACTTTTACTTCACTTGATGTAGAACCATATACATTGCCAATATTGCCTGCGCTTTTATAATCGGTACCCATAAGAAGCCATAGTTCATCACCTTGGTCTAATAGACCAGCTGCTGCAGTTGCTTCAGTATCAACAGCAGAGTGTTGACCAGAAGAAGCTGCGTGATGAGCTACGATATATGCGTATCTCTTATAAAACGAAGGGCGTCTTTCTGTGTATTTGAATTCAGGGTCATCTGTAGGTTTCTTAGAAACTTTAGATACAAAACGGAAAAAAGGGTCCTGAGCTATAGAAAGTTCAGATACTCTATCACCGAAATTGTATTTTCTTCTAAGGTCACCTGTCTTAATAGTGGAAGAAGCTGGGCTTAAACCACCAGGAGACGAAGATTCAGTTAATCCTGATTCTAAACTGAATACATCAGCCATAATTAACTCCTTAGTTTATTATTATGGCACGTAGCTAATTTTTAGCCAAATGCCGAGTCTAATTCGGAGTCAAGTCCTGCTATGGCATCAAATACTGAATCGTCTGGAGATTGTTCAACCTGAACGCTTCCTGCTGTAGCTAAAGAACGAGGTTGTGACTGTGCTTTACGCATTTGATTAGCCATCTGTTCTCTAGTACTATCAGCTATATTAGCTTCTCTATTCTGTCGATTCTTTAGATAATAAATATCTTCTAGCTCAAGTGATTTGGATTTAGCAAAGTCTACGAAACCTGCCCATTCTTCATCTGTCATTTCATGTTTTTGACGAAAAGCAGTTTCTTTTGCCAACCTCTGGTTCTCAGTTTTCTGTGATTGTAAAGCTGTATTAAGTCTTCGCTGTACAATTCCATCAACTGTTGCACCTAGCACTTTCGCTGAATCGGAGTCAGGAGTGCTGAAAGCATCATCAGCATCGAATACAAAATCTTCAGGCAAATTCAATCTATCTGTCATTGTCTGAGGAGCTTGACCACCACCCTCAAAGTAATTCCGCACATGCTGAATTAAATTAGGGTCTTCTCTCATTGCATCGAGTATAGGCATATATGGTTCAATTTCCTTAAGCTGAGAATTAAGTCTCTTAGCTTCTCTACTTGAATCACTATACCTCTTTTGCAAAGCATCATCGCCTTGCTGCTGAACTTCACTAGGGCTCTGTGGTGTGTTATCACCTTGTACTGAGGTTGTCTGTATAAGTTCGGGGTCTTCTTGAATACTACCATTGACAGATGTGTCTAATGCGCTAAAAAAGTCACTAGAGGCATCTGCATCAAATGTAGATTCTTGGATTTCACTTTCAGGGGCCGTATTGGCGTTGCTTACTTGTTCTTGTTCCATTGCTATCCTTTTTATTTGTTAAAATATAATATTGGTAAATAATGAAGTACAACTATTCTTTATTTTCTTCATTTCCCATCTTTTTAGCCATTTGTAACTCAGCTTTTGCTTTATCAAACTCTGTTTTTAACATACCTCTTAGTAGTTTTTGCTGAGCTTCTGTGTCTAATACATCTTTACGAATTTCATTATTAGCGTCACCAACTTTCATCTTTATACCAGCTTGTACTAACTGACGCTCTAATGTTTCAATCGTTCCTTGACTATCTTTTAATGATTCTTCCATTGAAGATATTTGTTGTTGCATTTGAGAATACATTGATTTTCTTTCAACAATACTTTTCTTATTTCTAATATCTGTTTCGCCTATCATTGCAATATCATCAATCAATCCAGCTTGGAACCATCTAAAATATTCTTCTAATAAGGCCCATCTATTTACAGGCATTGTTGCTCCAGCTACAAGTCTTACATCAAATCG